AAAGGGGTGTTCCAATTTTGTCCCCTACCATAAATAAAGAGGAGTGGATTTTCACTTGTTCCAAGTGTGATTATATTCCTCCGGTGGACGTAGTACCGGATGATTACATCAAAATAATCAGAAACGATCCAAGTCATCCACTACATGGATATCCTAAATCGATTAACCTGTCATACCCTGTACGCTGTAGAAAGTGCGACAGTGAATATCGTTCTTACAAAAGAAGAAAGAAACGAACAAGATTTGTCTGGAGCCAGGCAATAAGCTTCGGAATGTTTGAACCAACTTATTCAAGACCTAAGTTGATAACATTCGCATTACCTTCGAAACGTACTATGAGTTTTAAAGAACGTTACGAACAGATCAGTATCCTGGACAAGAAACTAAAGCTTGCCAGGAAACAATTAGTTTCCACTGGAACATTAGGTGGAATATATGTCATAGAATGTACAACCAGGTTGGTACCATTCTCTGCAGGAGGAGTTTTGATGGAGTTTAAGCACCATGCTCATGTACACATGGTTGCTATATCTCCTTACGTATTCAGAAATGATTTGAAAACGTATTGTGAACAATTACTACCTTTGGGTTTAGGAAGAATAAACCTCAAAGCACCAAAGGTGTACAAATCAGTTTCAAATTATGTATCCAAATATCTCTCTAAAGATAATCAACGCTTCAGGAGATTTGGAATAATTAGAGGATTAGCTGATTCCACAAAGGAATGCAGATGTAAACATGATGATATGGAAATTAATGATCATCAATGTAAATGTTTAGTGAGCCTCCAGGCTTAATTTTACTTCGTAAAACCTCCTGGAGATTTAGATTTTCAAGATATGATTGAGGTGTTATTCAACCCACTCATATTCACACTGATTGCAGATACAGTGGAGTACGTTGTGGCCAGCAACGTACAGAGTGTTTATGTCTGAGGAATGACATTTTGAACATTTAACGACGTCTTGACATTCGATCGTAGGTTTTGTTTGCGACATATCGTGTGGCACCTCGTCTTACTCCTTCAAAAGCAATTCTTTTTCCAAATTTGTAGACGTAACGGCCGACTTTACCAGAACGAGTTCTGAAGGTTTTACCGTACGTGTAAATTTTCTTTCTGTAACTTTTTCGACGAGGCATCATAGACACACTCCAGAAGTTTGTGATAAAATCTTGTCTGTGATTCCGACGGCATGCGCCAGAACAATGAGTACAAGATACTCAATACGATTATTCTTGATATGAGATATAATCGAAGCATATTTACCAGCAGTTACAACTTCTGATTTCATACTAAGCTCTCCGAGTGAATTCCTTTGTATTTTCCTTCAGCTAATTCTACGATCACTGTAAAATTGGTTGAACCAGTTTCCAACTGATGATTAATACGAAGTACACCAAGTGGTACATCTAAATTGTAAATCTTTTGCATACCTTCTGAATCACTTGACGGATTCAATTCTGCAACACAAATTTCCTTTGGCATATTACCACTAGCACCAACATATGCAGAACCAAAGACACCACCAACATCTAACTTGTATGGAGGTTGATCTCCTTCCTGGATAATATTCTCAGCAATCTCATCAAATTGAGTTCCAGCATCTAGCAAGTTAACCAATGGATCATCACTTGCAACTGCAGCATTAACTTGTGGTTCTTCAGAATTAACAGTACCTCTGGCATCACCGTATGACTGGATTAAACCAACATAAGTATAATTGCCAGAAGAACCAGTATGGTCACCAAGTAGACCAACATTGTACCCATCAACAGATGAGGTCCCATCAGGACTTTCAAAAACTGAATAAGCCCATTCACCATATTGCAAATTATTATTTTCAATATCTTCTACAGATTCTACAGTAGCACCTTCACCAGAATCTACCGCTTGCAAATGAAGCTGACTTAGGAATGGTTTGAAGTCATTCCAACGTGCCTTCATACTAGGTTGATCATCAAGGACCTGATCATTCATATCATTCCATCTACGATATGCACGCTTGATTGCATTTCTCATTGCCCAGCTATCTGGAGCCATTCCAATTTTAATGAATTTAGCTTCATCATCATCAACAAAAGTTATCGATTTGACTTTATACATTCTTGCCTGTCTAAACAGTTGCCTGTTTATCGCAGATAAATCTCTAGGGAGATTGATAAAACTTGTTCCTTCAGAAGTAGAACTTGAAATTCTATACCTCAAATGTTTAACGACCATGACACCCTGTCATGATAGGCACCCTATAATGATAGGGGTGTAAATATTAGTAATGTGTGTTATCCGACATACCATGTTGTACCAATGTTATGCCTGCAAAACCTATGTCACTGATTGCTTCAGTGCAGATGTATACGGTGTTTACCGAGACATCTGTGAACAATGTATCCTGGAGGATAGAACTCCATGATAGCATTAAGGATCTATCAAAACGAAAAATGCCCGTTTTGCGGCCAAGTAGGTTGGCACTCTGTCGAAGAATGCCGTAGAGCATCCCTCGATTGGGAACAATCAAAGGGGTGTTCCAATTTTGTCCCCTACCATAAATAAAGAGGAGTGGATTTTCACTTGTTCCAAGTGTGATTATATTCCTCCGGTGGACGTAGTACCGGATGATTACATCAAAATAATCAGAAACGATCCAAGTCATCCACTAC